TCATATATCCCTAACCAACACACCATCCTTCTTGATGATAATAAAGGCTGGCCAAGTGGATTTGTTATTGATATCCCATACCCAGATGCGGCTCCCTTCGTTTCCCATTAAAAACTGCTGTACATCAACTTGTCGTTGGACGTGCTCTGGAATTGAAATTTCAAGACTGTATCTCGGAGAACTCGTCGATTGATCGTATGACCCAGCGTTGTAACGCGTCTTGGTTCCGGGCGACAACTGAAAGGTGTAGTCTTGTTCGGTCATCTTTGATTCCTTTCCTTGAGAGCAAGTTTGATTAGGCTAGCCACCACTGCCCTCGCTTGATTTCCATGAGTGTCATCGGATCAGATTGAATGCGTTCGCGCGTCCACTGGGCCCACTTAAGACACTGAATAATTGCCGGAACACCCTGAAGACTCTCAATCGACTCCTCGTAAAGAACAGTTGGGCCGCCATAATGGCGCGAGACCAGGTTTAAGGCTTTTCCGGCTGACATCATAACATTCTTTATGTCAGCATACGAAATGTTTACGGAAGGATCTGGTGTCAGGCCAAGCGCCACAGCCTTGTCTCGGTGTGCGACGGTCTTGTGCCGAACACGTGCGATGAGTGTTACGTGGTTATCAATCTCATGGAGTACGCTCGTATACTCGATGCCGATCGTATCAACTGCGTAATCGTCGAAACATGTGGGCAGAGATTTCAATACAATCGATTCACGGGTTCTGGTTCCCGTATCCTCTGTTAGTCGTGTTACGCGCAGCAATAGATCAGATCGTAGCAAAGACAGCAAATCAGCGAAGAAGTCCGGCGCTGAAGCGCGTAGTAGAGAACTACGTAGCTCACTGTGTCCATATAAATCCATCAGCATCTTATAATTGAACCAGATCAACTTTAAGTCATAGTCCAACACATTGTATGCTGCCGCTACTGATTCTGGCATTTGCTGCGTGTTGTTGCCCACCACTGCACCATCCTGTCAATATTATAATGAACGATTCAGGCTCATGTCGCTTGATGCTGCACAGTATGTCCGTAGCGTGTTGATGGCGCTGAGTATTCCAGTGATTTCGGCCACACGTTCCAGTCGAATTCGGCGTCAACGCCACCTCTTCTGCCGCCAGATCGCCATTACAACTTCTCATTCTGCGGCTCGAATAGCAATCCCTGGTCCCCTGGAAACGGCAGCCGATGGTCGTGATCGCCTGTCAGGATCTCCATCGGGATCCGATCCGGGAATGCGTCGCACCCAGGGACGCCGAGATGCTTGTGCATGCAAAACGCGCATTGGCTGACCTGCACGTCGCCGTCACCCCAACTGAAACGATTGGAACGGTCGTCTTCCATAGTTGCTCCTGGTTGGATAGGGCGGGCTACTTGGTGGGATCGTACATCATCGCGGGAAGTTCGCCAAGCTTCAGTAGGCAGTATGCTCATCCCGTCCGGCGCTGACTGCAGGCTAGTCGCTCCTGCTCTGCCGTCAGAAGCGCGAGCAAGCTGGAGATCTTTGAGACCCGCGCGCGACTTACTCCGCACATCCTCGCCACGGCCGCCAGATCCGCGACCTCCCCGGAGCGCACCAACCCGTCGATGTAGTGGGCGAGGGCGAGGTTTCGAGCCCGGCGCGCCGCCCGGTCCTGCCGCTTGCGCTCGGCCTTGACTACGGGATCGGACTTGGGCTTCGCCGCGGGCCGCCGACCGGCGACCACCATCCTGAACTCCACTCTCAACTCCTGGCTCAAGCAACAACCTCCTGGGCTTCCGCAATCTCCTCGGCCAGCGTCCTGATCCCGGTAGGCCGGAAGGTGATGGCCACGGTTTCGCGCTCGGCGTCGAAATCGACCCGCTCGACGAGCAGGGTGATGACGCGCTCCTGCTCGCTGGGAAACAGGCAGGACCAGACCTCGTCGAATAGCTGTAGCACCCGCGCCAAGTCCCGGCGGTCAACCGACTGGCCATCGAGGACGGCGAGTTCCTCGGCGATCTCCGCGAGCCGCGCCTCGATCCTCCCTACCTGGACTTCGTCGCTCCCGCGGTCCCGTAGGCGAGCCAACTCCCGGTCCAGCCGTCGCCGCTCGGCGACCAACGCGGGCAGTCGCGTCGCCTTGATGGTCCGCAGCTGGGCAAGCGTCTCCTGCAGCAGGCCGGGGTCGCGGCCGATGCAGGCGATCCGCTCGACGACGGCAGCTTCGATCTGCCCGGCGGGCAGCGACGGGTGCGGGCAGGTCTTCCACCCCTTCTTGGCGGCGTTCCCGCAGACGTAGTACCGGTGAACCCGCCCCTTGCGCCGGGTGACCGACGGCGACATGGCGCACCCGCACGCCGTACAGTGCAGCAGCCCGCGCAGGAGATGCCCATAGCGGTTCTTGGCCACGGCCCCACCACTAATGTTGTTCGCCGCCAGCCGGGCTTGTACGCGGTCGTAGAGCTCCTGGTCGACGATGGCCGGGTGTTCGCCGGGGAAGACCTGGCCGCGTAGGCCGACCTTCCCGACGTACAGGGGGTTGGAGAGCAGCCTCGCGACGTGGTTCTTGTCGAAATCCACGCCCGCGTGGAACGTCCCGTCCTTGGTCGTCCACGACTTCGTGCGCCACCCCCGGCGGTTCAGCTCGGCGGCCGTCGCCTGCTGGGAGCCGAAGTCCAGGTAGAGGGTGAATATCTGGCGGACGGCCTCGGCTTCCTCCTCGTTGACCACGAGCTTGCCGCCGTCGGGGTGGACGTCGTACCCGAGGACTGGGAATCCGCCCGTCCACTTCCCCTTCTTGCGGGCCGCCGCCATCTTGTCCCGCGTCCGGTCGGCGATCATCTCGCGCTCGAACTGGGCGAAGGATAGCAAGACGTTCAGCATCAGCCGCCCGCTGGAGTCGGCCGTGTTGATCGGCTGGGTGACCGACACGAACATGACGCGGTGGCGGTCGAAGACCTCGATCAGGCGGGAGAAGTCCAGCAAACTGCGGCTCAGGCGGTCGACTTTATAGCAGACCACGGCGTCGACGAGCCCGGCCTCGATGTCGATCATCAGGCGCTTCAGCGCGGGCCGGTTGATGTCGCCTCCAGAGTACCCACCGTCGTCGTAGCGGGCCTCCAGGCACGTCCAACCCTCGTGCTTGCGGCTCAGGACGAAAGCCTCGCCAGCCTCGCGCTGGGCGTCCAGGGAGTTGAACGCCATGTCGAGGCCTTCGTCGGTGGACTTGCGCGTGTAGACGGCGCAACGGACGGGCCGGGTAGCGGTCGTGGTGTCGACTCGGCGCTTCACGGCTTCTGCGGCTCCTTCGGGTCGGCTACCTGGACGGGTCGCTGTTCGACCAGCTTCTCTAGCAGGGCGTTCAGCCGGGCCAGTTCGCTGACCAGCCCCGGCATCGTGACGTCGAAGAACATGCGCCCGGCGCGGGTCGCGTAGAACTCCTTCACGGCTCGACCTCCTTCCTATTGGACAGCCCGAAGAACGCGACGCCCGAGCAGTGGCTACCGGTGACGGCCTTGGCGACGGCCGATAGGGACCGGTAGACCTCGCCGTTCCACTCGAACTCCCGGTCCCCCCGGACGTGGACCACGACGCGCCGGTCCTTGTAGTCGCGGGTCAGGGTGGTGCCGGGCTTAGGGGAGCGAGAGTCGCGGACGGGACGTTTCCGGGTAGTGGGGGAGGGGGCGGTGGCCCGGTTGTGCCGCGCCCCCTTGAACCACGCGGTCGGCGGCGTGGTGCGGAATTCCTCCTGCAGCTCGTGCAGGCGCGCCTTGGCCTCGGGCGACAGCTCGTCGCCGAAGTGCCGACGCTGAAGCTCCCAAGCCAGCCTTTTTGTCAGGTAGCCCTTGTGCCGCTGGGTGGTCGGCTCGCCGAAAACCTCCTGCCACCGGACTCGCAGATCGGCGACCGACAGGTGGGTCAGGGCGACGACCTGGGCGGCGATGCTCGGCTCGACCATCACGACTCCTTCGCCGCCTTCTGGCCGGTCAGCTTGAAGAACACCGGACCGCTGATCTGGTAGCCGACGATGTGGCGGGCCAGCCCGGAGATGCTCTTGAAGGTCTGGCCGTCGAAGAGGTACTCGCCATCGACGATGTCGACCACGATCTCCTGGCCCTTGTAGGTTCGGCGGAGTTGGTTGGCGGCAGTGGGCTGCTTGGCGGGGCGCTTTGGGGTGGCAGCCTTCGTCGTCGGGCGCTTCTTGGCCGTGGACTTCGTGGACGCCTTCTTCGTCGTGGTCTTCTTCTTGGTCGCCATGATCAACTCCTCCAAGTAGGTGGTGGTGCTCAGAGCCCCATGCTCTGGGCGAGCCGTTCACTTTCGGCAGTGGGTGCCGCATCAATGCACCCCAGCGCGATCTTGACCTCGGCCGCGAACTGGGTCGGCGACAGGCCGTCCAGGCAGCCGTGTTCCAGGCGCATCCAGCCCTCGACGTGGCGAGGGTCGGCGGCGCCGACGCGGCCCATGCGGGCCATGTCCTCGCGGATCAGTCGCTGGTAGCCGGTCATCGCCCCGCCTCCTGGCCCTCGAGGTGGATCCGGTCGGCGGCCGGGAATCCGACCCACGATCCGCTGCGATCGACTCCCCGGTTGGCGAGCTCGCGGCGGGCGAGCAGGACCGGGTCGATCGAGCCGGATTTGATCGACAGGAGCAGGGCCGTCGAAGTGATCGAGAACAGGAAGTCGGGGTTCTCGTGGTCGGGGAGGGGTGGCTTGCTGGTCGACATGTAGAACTCCTTTCAGGGCAACAGGTTGTTGGCTTCTGACATGTCGATCTATCACTCCGGGGGCGCTTTATTGCCAGGGGATAATGATGAATGTTGCGACCGTAACTGCGCATTATCGCGCGAGTTAGCATTATTGGAGCGATTGAGGCGCATAATCCCCAGTGCAAGGATGCGAGCAAGCTCAGCAACCTGCTGATCGGCCGATTCATGCGATCTCGTCTTGGTCGGGCACATAAGGACCTCCGTATAACGAAGAGGCCCCTTAAGTCAGATTCAGGGGACAAGATTTCTGTTAACACGTGCGTTTATGGGCTAATCTAGAAATATGACCTCGAACGGGTGACGAGTAATGACGAACGGACTGCTGGAAGAGGGTCGAAGCAACCCAATTTATCAGGTAGGGAGGACTCATGCCTGTTTCAGGAAAGCGCAAGATAAGCAAGCCCGCACCAGTAGAAGCAGAGATCCACTTCACAGATTATTATCATAGTGGTCATTTGTACTATTTCGTAAAGCGTGCTCAAGCTGGCTTCGTTCCAGCCCGTATACAAATTATGCAGTACTACTGTGAAACCGTTGCTCGTGGAAATCAGCCCAAGCCTGTAATCCATGCCTACTTTGCTGGAGTATTGAAGCGCATCCTGGATGGCAACTCTGCAAACAAGGCGTTTGGTACTGTTCGTGATCGTGCCGGAAGAACACCCAAGCGATTACAGGGTGATTTCCTGCGAGTAATTGTTAGCGATGAAGATCGTGTTAAATTGATGAAGCTGATGCCAGGGTATCGCAACTGGGAAATCTGTAGACAAATTGAAGAGCAGCTTAAACAAGGGCAACCACTAAAGGCTGCTCGGTCTACTGTCGCGAGTAGTGTTGGTGTGTCGTCATCAACTGTACATCGGGCATGGAATAATTGCAGGCAGCCCGATTCCATCCTTAATGAGTATATTCGAGCTAGTGAGCGGGCTAAGAGCTTAATCTCTGAATTTAAGATCAAGTACATGGATCGATATAATTCAGACGACGTAGCATCTCGTTGGGTTAGAGAATCTATCGGATGCTTTTCGAAAATAGGACGTGAGACCGCCGCAAGATGGCCTAACGAGACAGCGAAGTTATCGTGGTATAAACTTGCTGCCTTTGATGAAGACTTTGCAGGAATACTGTTGTACCGGATTGGCAAACATGATTTTAACGGTCACTTGGTTGGCATATCGGAATCCGATGCTTGTGATGCGTTTACTCGATCCTTCAAAACTGCCCGTCTCAAATCCGCTCGAAAAGCTCGATCTGATTAAAGCCACACCACCGCGATATCACAGGATTTCACTCCGCTAGAAGCCGATTATACGGGTATTTCCGCTTAGCCTATCGCATGTCATTAATTGCTTGAATTAGTGAAATCGAAAGACGGTGCCAAGCGGAATTCGTGCTTGGCATGCGCATACGTGCGGGTAAAGGTTTCAGTGATATCCAGCCGGAAGGAGGTGATCGCGATGCGGATAAAAAGAAGCCCGCGGGAGGCGTGGTGGCCGAGGACCCGCGGGCAGAACCCATTCATGAGTCGCTGCCAATCCAAGGAGGAATAGCAGTGAATGGATCCACGCGAAGAGTAGGCCGTCGCCCGTATGGCGTCAATGATGAACGTAGGATGACTCCTAGACGCAAGATACGTGGCCCTCATGACTGGTGCTGCAGCGATTGCGGCGCTCTGTTGGGTAAACTGAAAGGAGGTAGGTTCCATTATCGGTCAAATCGTGAGCATGAGTATGTCGCTTCGTTCCCGGTTACCTGTCGTTGCAGATTCTGTACCACGTTGAATGAACGGTACACCTAGAGCGTTTGTGCTGAGCGGTTCGGGTAAGCGACGTGTTGCACTTGCTGGCGACGCTTCGTAAATCACCAAGAGGCGCATGACGCCCGACTAGGCCAATAGAGGCGCGTGACGCCCGGCCAAGAGGTCGGGCGTTATGCGTACTTGGAGTCTGTACTCAGTCGAGGCAAACGTGCTTCGTGAGCTCACAAGTCGCGATGCAGTAAGCTACCTTCAGTATCTGCAAACACGAGAGGAACTGTATGCCGAACATCTAACATGGGCATCAGTGCTGAAGTTTATGCACGACCATCGCAGTAGTGCCGACTTGAAGAATAAGGCATTGACCATGGTTATAACGAGCATAGATAGCCAATATTATGAAGTCGAATGTAATGCACTGCTGGCGATATTTATGCCTGCATTGCGCGCCATGGCAGGCCGTACGAATAAATGGGACAAAACTGAACCTGAAGAATTGGCCGCAACGCTCTTAGAGTGCTTCTGCCTGGCAACAATATGGCTACACAAATCAGATCGACGTGATCATCTGGCCGGCGCGCTGATGCGACAAACATATCATTTATTATACGAACAATATAGTCGTAGATGGGCTACGAATAAAAGCGAAATATTGAGGCCGTATATACCTGGCAATCAACACAGGAGATGGGAGGCTTTACAGGGAACTACATTGAATCCAGCCTATTCACGAGTCGAACTACGTCATGCACGCGCTGCCTGTATTGCTCATCTACATGCACTGCAAAGATTGGGAATCATTAGTCCAGATGAAAAGTTGATCATTATTGGCACGTATCTGAGTGACCAATCAGTGAAGCAATACGCCATTAGTCGGCTATTAAGTCCAGAAGCATGTAAAAAGCAGCGGCAGCGGGCGCTGGCGAAAATATCCAGTTACCACAGAAATATTCCAAATGGGTTGTCCCCCAATACGGCGAAGGGGGGCCTTTTCGTTAATGGAGGTGCATTCGGCACCATGAAAAGTCCGTTGGGTTCATTTAGGAGGAATCATGAACACGCCCTGTAAATGCCTGCAAAACCTGAACCAAGCCTTCGAAGACGTCGCCGGCGTCCTGGCGGCCCTGACCGAACTCTGCCCGATCCCCGACGAGGAGCTCTGGGAAGTCGTTCAGGCGATCGACAGGGTCCACGCTGAGGCGTGCAACCGGCTTGGCATGAACGTGATCGTGGACTGCGACGACCCAGCTGGCCACGAGCACCCGGCGCTCGTCTATCTGGTTGCTCGGATCCGCGAGCGCACCGTGCCGACGCAGGACACGAGCGGGTCCCATAGGGGGTGCCATGAGTTCCGCGGATAACGACTCGCCGTTCCAGCCCGCACCGGTTGCTCCCGGCCGCCTGAAGCATTTCGTGTGGGGCGAGTCAGGCGTCGGAAAACGACGCACGCGCTGCACTTCCCGCGCCCGGCAGTCATCGACCTCGAGGGCGGGAACGAGCTCTGTAGCGGTGTCTTCGAGTTCTGTGTGCTGACGGCACCCACGGCTGACAACGACATCAGCCCGTTCTGAGTGGTCCAGTTGGGAGGGAAGTCCGGCCATGGATGGGTTCACCATCGCCATCGACACGCGCGAGCAGCAGCCGTACGCGTTCACCGGTGCGGTCGTTCAGACCCTGCCGACCGGGGACTACTCGATCGTCGGCCTGGAGGACCGGGTCACGATCGAGCGGAAGTCCAAGGCGGACGCGTACGCCTCCTTAGGGGGCGGGAGAGCCCGCTTTCGGCGGGAGTTCGAGCGGCTCGCAGGGTACGACTACGCGGTTGTCGTGATCGAGGACACCGTACCGGGGTTTCTGCACCGCCCGGCCCATTCGAAGATGAACCCGAAGGCGGCCATCTGCTCGCTCCTGGCTTGGTCGGTCCGCTACAGGGTCCCGGTGTTCTTCGCCGGGGACCGTGATCACGCCCGTGCGCTGACCTACAAGCTGCTCGAAATGTACTGGAAATATCGAGGGGAGGTGCAGCATGAGCGCACCGCTCCGTGACCAGTGGGACCAGTACAAGGCCGAAATTCTGAGCCGGCTCGACATCCCGGCGGTGTTCAAGGACATCAAGGGACAGAAGTCATCGGGTACTGAGTGCATCCTGGGTCTGTGCCCATTCCATGATGATCACAACCAATCATTCGGAGTAAACACCAAGACTGGCACCTGGGAATGCTTCGCTGGCTGCGACAAGGGCGATGTCTTCGCGTTCCTGGTGCGGTCCACGGGCAAGCAGTTCAAGGAAGTCCTGCTCGACCTGGGCGACCAGCTCGGGTTGCCACGGCCGGTAGCAAGAGAATGCTCAACGTCAGCCCGAATCAACTACGACTACCTGGACGAGACCGGCACGCTGTTGTACCGGGTCGTGCGCGGTCCGGGTAAGAAGTTCTGGCAGCAGCGGCCGGACGGCAACGGCGGCTGGGTCAAGAACCTCCAAGATGTCCGCCGAGTCTTGTACCGGCTGCCGGAACTGATCGCGAGGCCGGACGAGACGGTCTACGTCGTCGAGGGCGAGAAGGACGCTGATCGACTCCACGCCGCCGGGTTGCTCGCCACGACGAATTCCGGCGGGGCGGGGAAGTGGAAGCCGTCCCATAGTGAGAGCCTCCAGGGGCGCAGCGTCGTCATCATCCCGGACAACGACAAGGTGGGCCTCGAGCACGCAGTCCAGGTAGCTCGGGATCTTCAGGGGATCGCGTCCTCGGTCAAGATCGTCGAACTGCCCAACTCGCCCCTCAAGGGCGACGTCAGCGACTGGCTCGATGCCGGACACACGATCGCCGAACTGCAGGAGCTCGTCGAGCAGGCGGCGGCCGAGGGTCCGGGTAGTGAGGGAAATCCCGCGGGCCAGCGCCCCGTGATCATCATCAACGGCCGCCAGCTACGCGAGGTGATCGAGGAGACGTGGCGCTGTCTGCTGGCTCAAAACGACCCGCCTCAGTTGTTCGTCTCCTCCGGGCAGCTCGCGCGGCTTGTGATCGAGTCGGGCGGGCACAATATCCAGCTCCTGAACGAAGACACCGCCTTCGGCGTGCTCTTACGTGCCGCCGACTGGGCGCAGCGCCGAGGCAAATCAACGATCGACGCTAAGCCGCCCAAGGACATCGCCCGCGACATCCTGGCCAACCCGCACTCCGACCTCCCGAAGCTCGATGCGGTCATGTCGACTCCCGTGTTCGACGCTACTGGCCATCTCGTCTGTGAACCCGGATATCACCGCGACGGCAGGCTGTGGCTCCATCTCGATGATAGCTTCATCATTGCAGCGGTGCCGGATCGCCCTTCCGACGACGAGCGAAGGTTGGCCCTTGGGCTGATCCAAAATCACCTGTTCTGCGACTTCCCGTTCGCTGCGAAATCTGACAAGGCACATGCCCTGGCAGCCCTGCTGCTGCCATTCGTTCGGCGCATGATCGCCGGCCCAACTCCGATTTACCTGATCGAAGCCCCGACTCCCGGCAGCGGGAAATCCCTACTGGCCGACCTCATCTCAATCATCGCCACAGGTCGTTCCAGTGAAGCGACCACGGTCACAAAGAACGAAGACGAATCCCGCAAGAAGCTGACGTCGATCCTCAGCCGTGGCCGGCCGATCGTGGTGATCGACAACATCCAGGGCGGGCTTGAGTCGGCCCAGCTGTCTTCGGCCATCACCGCGGAGATATGGTCGGACCGGATCCTCGGCAAGACTCAGATGGTGGAGTTTCCGAACCGGGCGCTGTGGATGGTCACCGGCAACAACCCGAAGCTCACGATGGAAATCGCTCGGCGCTGTGTCCGCATTCGGCTGGAGCCCGCCGTGGAGCGCCCCTGGGAGCGCAAGGACTTCAAGCACCACCCGATCCGTGTTTGGGCTCACGGTTGCCGTCACGGACTCGTGTGGGCCGTCCTGGTGATCGTCCAGGCCTGGATCGCCGACGGCCGCAAACCTGGCTCCAAGACCCTCGGATCGTTCGAGGACTGGGTCGCGGTGATCGGCGGGATCCTCCAGCACGCCGGTGTCGACGGCTTCCTCGAAGGGACCGACGAGTTCTACGAGGCTGCGGACACCGATACCGGCGAATGGAAGGCGTTCGTTAATGCGTGGAGGGAGCGCTACGCCACCGCTCCGGTCACTCCTACCGACCTGATGTCCCTGGCCGAGGCAGGCCGCTACGTTCCGTTTGCGCTGACCGGGAATTCGGAACCGGCGCGCCTCGCCAAGTTCGGCAAGGCACTCGGTGGACTGCGTGATCGCAAGTTCGGCGACTATCAGATCGTCGCCACCCCGAACAAGCGGCGCGGAAGCAATGACTACCGGCTGGTCCCGGTAGCGGGCGAGCTCTTCACGGCTGCGGGGGGTGAGTGATGCGGGAGGTTTGCAGGAGGTTGCGGGAGGTCTGCAGGAGGTTTTTAACCGACCTCCTGCAGCGCAATGTGAAATCCAATAGTGGGTTGCATGGTTTGCGGGAGGTTGCAGGAGGTTTTTATCTACTCGCGCGGAAACACAGACAAACACATACACATATATATAGAGTAGTAGGCGAAAACCTCCCGCAACCTCCTGCATTGTGGCCCAGCAGCGCCCTAAATGATATTACCGCTAATGGTTGCGGCTGCGGGAGGTATTGGGTTTTGGCCCAAAAACCTCCTGCAAACCTCCCGCAAACCTCCCGCACGCCCGACTCGCGTGCGCTCCCGTGGAGACCAGACCCTCTACCCGGACTCGCGGCGCCGTTGCCGCTTGTCGAGGGCGCACGCGCCCTCATCACCCTCGTCCAGGAGGACGACCATGTTCAAGCGCATTTGGGACCACTCGCTCGGCTACTTCGACGGCAAGGCATTCTGGGAGGGGTTTGCAGGTTGCTTCGGAGCCACTCTGGGCTTCGCGCCGCTCATCGCCCTGATCCTGATCCTGCTGCGATGACCGCGTGGCCGACTGCTTCCATCTGCTTCCGCCACCTACTGGACCCGTCGAACCCGGACCAGGGGAGGGGCGCCCCCCTCCCCGCGTCCGCGGCATAAGGAGCCATCGTGAACAAGACGGACCTGAACATCGAGCGCAAGTTGATCTCGGACCTGATGCCCGCGCCCTACAACCCGCGGACGATCTCGCCCGAGGCCCTTGCAGGCCTGCGCGCGAGCGTTGAACGCTTCGGTCTAGTCGAGCCCGTAGTCTGGAACCGCCGCACCGGCCACGTGGTCGGCGGCCACCAGCGCCTCAAGGCCCTCCAGGCGCTCGGTGAGACCACCACCCAGGTCGTGGTTGTCGACCTCGACGAGATCGAGGAGAAGGCGCTCAACGTGGCGCTGAACAGCCCGGCGATCGCGGGTGAGTTCACCCCCGAGTTGCACGCGCTGCTGGCGGAGATCGAAGCGGCCCTGCCGGATCTGTCGGACGAGCTGCGCTTCGACGATCTCGCTGCCCAGATGCGGCACCTGCTCGCTGACCTAACTCCCGAGGACGGCCTGACCGACCCTGACGATGTCCCGCCGCCTCCTGAGGAGCCGATCACTCGCCCCGGCGACCTGATCATCCTCGGCAACCACCGGCTTATCTGCGGGGACAGTGGCGACCCGGCCACCCTGGCCCGGTTGATGGACGGCGCGAAGGCGGCGCTCTACAACACCGACCCGCCCTACGGCGTCGGCTACGATGGCACTTCCCACCCCCAGAACCAGCGCGACAAGGAGCTCGGCCGCGCCCCCGGCACCCAGAACCGCGACTGGTCTGGCGACTACCAGGACCTCGACGCCTGGGATCACTTCGAGGATCAGGCCGAATTCGAGCGCTTCCTCGAGGGCGTCTTTAAGACCGCCATGCCCCACGTCGCTCAGGACGCTGCCTGGTACTGCTGGCACGCGTCCGCGACCAGCGACTGCTTCCGACGCGCCTGGCAGGCGGTCGGCGTTCGCTACCACCAGATGATCCAGTGGGTGAAGCCCACCTTCGTCCTGGGCTTCGCGATGTGGAACTACCGCAGCGAGCCGTGCCTGATGGGCTGGCAGCAAGGCCACAAACCCGCGGCCTACCCGGTGACCGACGAGAAGTCCAACGTCTGGGAGGTCGACTGGGAGGGCAAGGCCCGCTGCACGGACGGGCAGCATCCGACCCAGAAGCCGGTTCGCCTGTTCGAGCTGCCCATGCTGAAGCACACCCGCCTGGGCGACATCTGCCTCGAGACGTTCGCCGGCAGCGGCAGCCAGGTTATCGCCGCCGAGCGCCTGGGTAGACGTTGTTTTGCCGTAGAGCGCAATCCGAAGTTCTGCGACGTGATCGTGGCGAGGTGGGAGCAATTCACGGGCAAGACCGCCGAACGCATCGCCCAGGAGGTCTTGTGATGGGAGCCAAGGGTTACTCGGAGGATGTCCGGCTCAAGGCGAAAGCCATGTGGATCGTAGGTCGGCATACGGATACCGAGATCGCTGAGGAACTCGGGATCTCCCGCCCCGGCACAATCTGCGACTGGCGGCGCGAAGAGAACTGGGAACGAGAGCGTGAAATCATCCAGAAGGCGACCGAGGAGAAGGTGACCGCGGCGATCAGCGAGACGATCGCCGAAATGAACGCCCGCCACCTCAAGGAATACCAGCTGCTGCAGACCAAGGGGATCCAGGCGCTGCGACGCCTCGATCCCAGGACGGCCGCAGAAGCCCAGGTAATGGTCGATACGGGAGTTCGCGGTGAACGGCTGGTGCGCGGCGAGCCGACCGAGATCACTGAAGTCCGGGCCCTGATGAAGGCGAATATCCAGGTGCTCGAGGTGGTCGTGGCCGACGTTTTGAGGCTCCTATTGGACGCTGGCCAACTCGACTCGCGGGCTGCTCGTCGCTTCGCCGAGGTCTTTGCTGAGCAAATTAATGAGGCTCCGTTCCAGTTCAGGGTCAGTGACGGAAAAACGTAATGCTCTTGGCGGCAACGGGCCGGGGGCGCGCCCGTAAGTCTTTAAGCTGCGAGGATTTGCAGATTAACGTAAAGCCAGGAAACGCCAGAAAATGACGGGAAAACCACGCTATGTCGCATAGTAGAAAATATATGCCGCACAACGACTTACGCGATTCTGGCGACCTCGCGCCGCCACCTGGAGGGCTCGATTTGGGCATAAATCTCGGTGGTGGTGACATGGGTGTGCCGCAGGGCTTGCTGGACCAGTCGGATGTCACAAGTCGAGTTGTAGAGGGCGGTTGCGAAGCTGTGGCGCAAAGAGTGGGCGGTGATCGGTTTGTCGATGCCCACCTCACGAATCCTCAAAGTGATGATCCGCTGGATCTGGCGAGTCGAGAGTCGCCGACCGGCAGCGGTGAACAGGGGGCCGTCTTGGATATTACCGATGTGGGCTCTGAGGATCTTCGCGAGCGTCGGGCTGAGCATGACGCGGTCGGGGTCGCCGCCCTTGGTCGTTCTCAACACCGCTACCTGGACCTCGAGGTCGATGTCAGTAACATCGAGCGCCGCGGTTTCGGCCAGCCGACAGCCGGTCAAGAGCATGAAGCTGATCAGCGCGTGGTCGCGCGGGCCATTGTTACCCCGAAGCTGGCTGTTAACTACTTTGGTGATCTCAGCAGCGTCGAGCACCACCGGCGGCAACCCGCGATGCTTCTGGCAGCGCAGGATCGCGGTCGGGTTTCGTGCCACCAGCCAGCGCGCCTCCCAGAACGCGTACAGCGCCTTCACAGCGACGCGATACCGGTTGACCGACGCGGAGGCCCGGCAGCAGCCGTTCGTCGCGTAGCGAACGTCCTGGCTCGCCATGAAGCGTGTCAGCGTCTCAGGAGTAACATCGTCCAGCTCGTTCAACTTCTCCCTGGCTGTAAACCGAATGAACGTAGAGAGGTCGCGGCGGTACGCGCCAATCGTGTGTGGACTGCGTCCGTCCGCCGCCAAGTGCGCAAGATACTGATCTACAGCATCGCGTGTGGTCATTCGCTCGTCCTCCTTGGGCCTGTGTGGTGGCTGCTGAGCTGCTTCCATCAGGGCTCTTGGGGGTCCAAGTAGCAAGGGATATGAGCCGTCGGTGGGCTAGTTAACGCAGGAGGCGTATCGTGACATACCCGACCAAAGGCCTTACCCGGACCATCCGCGGGCAGGAAGGCGACCTCGTGGTGCTAACGACTTCGAGTTCATTGCTGGCGAAAGTCGGACTCGGGGCGACGCCCACCGACTTCGACCTACCGGACCTCCTAGTCGACGGCCTGACGCCCGAGGAGCAGAACGCGCTTCTCAAGCAAATGGTCGAAACCCACCTCTTCATCTTCAAGGACGGCCGGCGGCTCCCCATCGTCATGATCCCGCCGATGGTGGAGTTCGTCGCCGACCTGTTCTACGAGCGCACCCAGCAGGCGATCTTGTGGAAGCCGCGAGGCGGCGGTGGATCGCTGGCAGCTGCCATCCTGATCTGGCTGATGATGGTCTACCGTGGGCGCAGTTTCTTGGACATGGCGGGCAGCGGCGAGCAGGCGAAGCGCGTGTACGAGTACGTGTCCCAATTTTGGTACTGCGTTCCAAACCTAGCCGACGCGCTATTGGACGGCGATCCCCTGCAGTCCGAGACGCGGCTGAAGAACGGCGTGACGCTTTCCTGTGTGCCTGCCTCCGAGAAAGCCGCCCGTGGCAAGCATGTCGCAGGCTTTGTGGCGGACGAGAGCTGCCAGGAGGACGCCAGGGTGGGGAGGGTGTTGCAGGCCGCGGTCCAAGGCGCACTGTCCGAGCCGAACTTCACCATCGTCCTATTGAGCACCTTCCACGTCCCCTTCGGGTTCTTCCAGGAGAACTGGGATCTCGCCGAGGAGCGCGGGTACTCCCGCTACCGCTGGGACGTCTACGACTGCATGGCGTGCTGCAAGGTGGGCCTCGAGGAGGCGACGACGGCTGACCCGGCGGCTCTGGCATACTGTCGCAGCGAATGCCCACTCACCGAGGTCGTCCTCGACCTGAATGCCGAGGGCCAGGTAGTGGGAGAACACTTCGAGGGATGCAACGGACGGGCGCGGACTGCCGCCGGTCACCTCAGTCGCGACAACGTCCTCAAAGCCAAGATGCTCAACGCCGGTACCGACGTCTGGGCGGTCGAGCACGAGTGCAAGCGGCCGACAACCAGCGGCATGGTGTACGACGCTGAGAAGGTCCAGGCCGCTGTCACCCCCCTATCGGACCTCCAGCGCCCGGTAGGGTCGGTGCGCCGCGTCGTGGGCGTCGACTGGGGACGATTCGCCGTTGCCGTCCTGGCCGAACGCGCGACCGACCATGTCGTCATCAGCGAAGGCCGCATCTTCGACTCCAAGACCATCAGCGATCTCGTTCAGTACCTCGTAGAGCTCCGATCGCGCCTCGGTGACTTCATGGTTTATGCTGATGCTGAAAACGCTTACGCGAACCTGGAATGCCGAAACGCTGGTTTCGAGGTCGTGTCCGTCGCGTTCAACAAGTTCAAGGACGGCGGCATCGAGAACATCGCCCGGTATCTCAATCACGGGAAGCTCAAGATCGCCGACGACGGCCACCTGAAGACCGTCATTCGCCAACTCCTGCGCTACCGCCGCAACGAAGCTGGCAAGATCGTCAAACAGGACGACCACGGCCCCGACGCCCTGATGTGCGCGATGCTCCACTTTCAGTTCGTGGATGAGTTCGACACAGCGATCGGGCAGATGCTCAGTGGCACCGATCGCGAGCGCCTGAAGATCACCAACTCCCTATTGGACGGCTGCGTCCACAAGTACGCCCAGGTAGTCCCAGTTGACGGCTACTGCTCGATGGGCGTCTCGATGGGGAGCAGTGGATTCTACGTCGTGATCTCCCTGGTTCCCGATTACGACGACGGCCGCAACGCCGAGCCGCGGCACGCGATGTTCATCGGGAGAGCGAAAACCTGGAAGGACCTCGATGCACTGATCGCAAAGTACAGAGTGCGCAACTGCCTGATCTCCCCGCAAACGGAACCCCACCTCGTCCAGAAATGGATGGAGTCGGCCGGGTACCACGTCGTCCAGCTGGTCAACTATTTGAACGACGGGATCTCGGCGCCTACCTGGGACGAGGAGAACTGCCGGGTCACCGTCGACCGGACGTTCGCCCTGAACGCCGCCTACGAGGAGATCCGCAACGGCCTCTGGTGGATACCGGCGACGGCCCGCGAGATCGACAACGGGGACTTCTACGCCCAGATGAAAGCCCCTACCCGGACCCGTGATGCCACCGACGGGCAGATCCGCTATCGGTGGGTGGAGACCGGACCGCTGGAGCATTATCGGCACGCCCAGGCCTACGACTACCTGGGCGCGGACATCGCTCGGAGAAATCCACCGGCGGCGGGCGGGGGGATGGCGGCTGGGGACAGGGAGCGCGGGCTGTGGGCGGATTATAATCGGCATTTCAGTTCTCGGTAG